ACCCTTGGTGTGGCCGTCTGGTCTTCTCCGAAATCCGTCACATAGCAGTTTGGGATTGATCCAGTGTCAAATCCATTTATAACCATGTTAAACATTAGATTCCCTCCCTCGCCATTATTTTAGAATATCTTTGATAGCTGTTTTGTGCCAAAATGTCACCGTCCAGGTACGTTTCTGACGGTTTTTCAAGGATAGCTGTAAGGATCTTTTCTAAACTTGCCCTCAGAATTGCTATCTCAGCAACGATATTTTCACCACTGTAGCTATTTCCGATAGAATTATCTTTAAACGAAAATTGCTTGCTGGCATTTTTGATTTCTCGCAAGAATTTAGCATCTTCTGGAATTCCTACCCCTGTTGCGTATCGAGAAAATCCAAGATTTTTCATTAATCGCTTGGTTCTATCAGCTCTCAATACTTTTGAACCACGAGGAAGATCAAGGATGACATCTCTTCCTTCAGGAATAAAGGAGTTGCCATTTGGAAGTGTGACCATTTCTCTATAGTTTGGATTTCGTTGGTCATTGACCATCGCAAGGCCACCCTCGTGGTAGTTTGTTCCTCTGGCATGTCCTTTAATTGATTTGGTGATCGTTGTGATGACAGTGGTCCAAGATGTTGGGATAGATTCGATTGCACCTTTAGCAACTTGCGCTCCAATAACTGCACCAGCGTTATCAGCAGAAATGATTTTTGTAGGAGATGGAGTTGCGTTCCATTCATTCTGCTTGTTGATAGCGCTCTGAGCATTTGTCACAGCATTCATTGCATCTGATTGTATAGGTTTTACAGGAGATGGAGTGTTATTCCATTCTTGCTGTTTGTTGATTGCTGCCTGTCCTTGATTAACGGCATTAGAAGCGTCTGCTGTTAATGGTTTTGTAGGCACAGAAAAGTTATTATACAATCCTAAAGCGCCCATAGCTTGGTTACTTCCTAGTGTCACTCCATCAGGAGTAGCTATTAGGTCTGTCTTGTGCTGTGTTGGTAAGGTTGTAATGCTTGCTAATGCACTAGCGATTGCGGTTTGTGTCTTATCGCTTGCATCAAGGTTAACTACTGGATTCATGCCGGTTAATGCTTGAGCAGCAAGCTTAACACGTTCCATCTTATCACTAGCAGCATCCTTAACAATCAATTCTTTTTCGGCTGGGGTTAATTGATTCCAATGCTCTAAAACGGCTTTCGCACGTTCCCCAGACTCAAGAAATGCTGTATTTTTCATCAGCAATTCTTTGACTTCTGCCGGCATAGCATTGTACTGGTCCAGCAATGTTTTGTTATCGAGAATAGCTTGCATACCTTGATGGTTGCCAACTACTAACTCTTTTTCTGCTGGAGTTAGGCTGTCCCATTTACCAACTTCAACCAAGGCTTCACCGATTGTCATCTTGGCATTTGTTTCAAGATTGGCATGCTTGAGAATAAATTGCATATTCTCCCAGCCGTTTTCAGCCTGCAATGCTTTTGTGACTTCTTCCTGAGCATTGGTCTTGACTTGTCCAGTTTTAGGATCAAATACCATTCCGTTCCACAAGAGGTTTGCATCTCTTGTCTCTTGTGACATATTCTGTACACTTTTAGCCACAAGACCGGATGAACGACCTACGATGTCAGCAAACTGATCTGCCTTGGCCATCATCTTGTCGTAATCAAGGCCAAGTTCTGCCCAGCTTTTTCGTAATTGGCTAAAATACAGCTCACGTTGTCGATCATCGCCAAAATTAAGAGGGACTTTTTCGCTCAGTTTCTTTTGAAGAGCAGCATACTCACGGCCAAATGCTTCCATTTTGGACTTGTGTTGAGCACTTAACTCTTCCATTTTTTGGTTATATTCGGCTTTATTGATAGTACCTTTGTCGTACTCCTCTTTTAAAGCTTTTGTTTGATCTTCGTAAAGTTTGATCTCATCTTTCAACCATTTAGCGACAACTCCGGATCCTTTCCGTAACTGGGTTTCGTTCAAATCGTTAATTTGACCGTTCATCGCTTTGATGATAGCTGTGCGCTCATCTGCAGAGAACTTCTGCATTTCCAGTTGTTTGTTGATAAATTGGTTCTCGTAGTCATAAATGAGAGCTTGTTCTTCACGAGTGATCTTACGTTTTTTGTCAGACGCATTTTGATAAATCTGGATAATCTCATCAGTCATTGTCTGGACATTTTTCTTTTGCTGTTCCGCTTGTGCTACAGCACGTTTTTGGACTTCCTCTGAAGCTCCAATTTTCTCAAGATTTTTTTGAGTACGTTGGAGGTCTTTATCGATTGCTTTTTGCAAATCGCTCGAAAGTCCCTGGACACTCTTACGGACATTTTCAACGGCTTGAGATCCACCGTTTCCAAAACCAATCATTGCTTGGTGGGCATCATCGATCCTAGATTTTAATTTCGATAGTTCTTCAGCTTGGACCTTATTTACCGATGTCCCCCAGGTCCTTGTCCTCTCATCTGCATCTGCCATTTCTTTTGCCACTGCAGCAATTATGCCAACAGCGACTCCACCTACCAGCACTCCCCAAGTTACGGGGTTTCCAAGTAGTGCGATTCCTTTTGCCAATAAGCCAGTGGAAGCTACTGCGCCTTCTGCAGCAGTGCTTGTTGCAGTGATCCCAGTTGTCGCAGTTTTAAAGGCAGAAGAAAGACTGCTACCTTGTTTAAATAGTTGGAATGTCTTTCCTAAAACAGAAAGTCCACCACCGACTTTCCCAATCCCTTGGGTAAGGAAGCCGATCCCCTTAGTGATACCACCAATTACTCCGATACCTTTTCCAAGGATTGATAAGGCTGGACCTGCGCCTGCTGCAAGTAATCCCCATTTAATGATATTTTGTTGCTGAGACTCGCTCATTTCGCTAAATGCTTTAGCCATATCAGCCAATTTTTGGACCCAAGGTTTTGCAGCTTGCAAACCTGAATTCATTGCTTTCAAAAGCGGTCCGCCAAATTCAATTGCTAAATCAGTAATCTGGTTTTTAAAGATTTTCAATTGAGATTCTGTTGTCTCATAACGCTTTTTGGCTTCGTTTGTGAGGGCTGTATTCTCTTTCCATGCTCCGTTCGCAGTTTTCAGAGCTCGTGACAACAGGTCTCCAGCTCCTGCCATACGTTGCATGGTATCTACTTCTTGAGTTGATTTAATACCCAACTCTTTTAATGTTTGGGTTACGTCCCCACCGGACTGCTTGACTTTTTTCAATCCGTCCAGAAATGCTAATAAGGCGATTTGTGGTTCTGTTTTCCACTCATGAGCAAAGTTTTGAGCGCTCATTCCAGATACTTTCGCAAATAATTCTAGCTTTTTACCACCAGAAAGGACTTGCGTGTTGATTTTTTGCATGACACGAGAGAATGAGCTTCCCCCTGCTTCTGCGTTAATACCAACGGAACTCATAGCAGTTGCTACTGCTAAAATCTGCGGTTCAGTCAATCCTACCAGATGCCCTGTACCTGCTAAACGTAAGCCCATTTCCAGAATCTCAGATTCAGTTGTTGCAAAATTATTTCCGAGGTCAACAATGGTTGATCCTAGTCGTCTAAATTCAGATTGTGGCATCTGAGTGATGTTTGCAAAACGGGCCATTGCGGTAGCGGCTTCATCAGCAGTCAAGTTGGTAGATTCACCGAGGTCGATCATGGTTTTCGAAAAGTCAACAATGTTTTCTTTTTTGATACCTAACTGACCTGCCGCTTCCGCTACTCTCGCAATGTCCGCAGCACTCGCTGGCATTGTCTTAGATGCCTCCCGAATAGCATTTGACATCTTCTTGTATTCGCCCTCAGTAGCGTCAACCGTTTTTCTAACTCCGGCAAAAGCAGACTCATAATCTACGGCAGCCTTAACTGCAAATCCTGCGCTTGCAATCAACGGGGCTGTCACTCCTTTGGTTAATGTTCCTCCAAAGTCGGAAACTTTCTTGCCAAATTTTTGGATGTTATCTCCACTTTTGACAAGGTTCTTCCCGAAGTTTTCCATTTTACCAAAAAAGCTATTTTCACGTCCAACAGCTTTCAAGGCTTGCTCTACTTTGTAGAGTTGTCCTTCCATTGCTGATAATTTTGCATTTTCTCGCTCAATATCAGCAGCAGCTTTGTCAAATTTAGCAGATCCGGGATCGAGCTTGTCGAAGTTCTGCTTCATTTGATCGAGTACTTTCTTTTGTGCTTCAATGGCCTGTCCTAAAGATTTGTATTTTGCTTTGAGGAGTTCAGTACTCTTACCATTGTTTTTCAATGTGCTATCGAGCGCCTTGACATTATTTTGAAAATACTTCACAGCGTTCTTTGCACTTGTTAAGCTAGGATTGAACTTTGACACGTCCAGCCCTAGTTCGATATACATTTGTCCTAGTGGCGTTCCACCTGCCATTTTTCCTCCTTTTACAAACAAAAAAAGCCTAAAGAGGCTTTATGCTTCCATTTCTCCAAAAATGTCAGCTAGATCTAAAGACGCATTTTCGGTTTGATCTTTATCAAGATCAATAATTCCGATCAGATCTTCCCAGCTTAATTCCATCACATCATGGACATTCATGTTATATGGTCCATCAGCAACTTCCTTAACGAATTTGTAGAAACGTTTTAATGCATTTTTAGGATCTATTTTTTCCCCTTTGGGTCCACATCACCCACGAGATGAGCATAAATTTCTGTGAACACTTCAATGATTTTTGCAAAATCAGTATGTTCTAGTAATTGCTCTACTGTCACATTTTCAAATAGTGACGCAATGAAGCCTAATTGTTGATCCAATTTTTCAACTTCTGTCTTATCTGATGTGAGTGAGTCGTTTAATACAAGGTAATCACGATAATCACGAGTAGTAATTTCTTTACTAGAGTAAAGTACATCTTCTCCAGCATCATTCTTCATGGTAAATGTAATTTTTGACATTGTTTGCCTTTCTATAATTAAAAAAGCACCGAATGGTGCTTGTTTCATCTTGTCCAAATTTTATTTAAAAATTCAATTTTATTAACATCATTGTTGGAATTATCTTTGCTCATCGCATAGACTATTGCGATAGTTGCCTTTCCTCCAGCTCTAATCACAACACTTTTTTTAGATTGGACTGCAACAGTGTCGTCATTAGTGATAACTGAGTCGTATGCGAGATAATTTCCTTTATCATCACTTACAAGCATTTTCCCTGGATTGATTTCAATATTTGAAGAATCATTATTGGTAATAACCAAAGTTACTGTGACTGGTATAAAGCTTTTTGAATCATGTTCCATTGCCAGCATGCCAGAGGTTTGTTTTTTTGGTTCGTTGACTGTGATTTGAGTTTTGTCAAATAGAACTCCGTCCCCAAATTTGTAACTTGTCAACGAATTCATTCCAAGAACAAAATCATTTGCTTCTAGAAATAAATCGTGATCTACATTTGATACGTATGTAGAGAGCTTATCTTTTACCATGACAGCTCGGTCCTTCTCTTCCTTTACGCTCTCTAATTCCTTGTGTGCCTTAGAAAGTTGATTGTTGGAATTTACGAGCATTATAGCAAGTACAATTGAAACCAGAGTAATCATAATTGTTAATGTTATTAAAACTGTATTTTTCTTATTTTTCATAGCGAAAACCTCCACAACTTATTATATCAATAATTGTAAAGGTTTACAACGATATAAAGATAAATAAAGGGGCTAAATGCCCCAATTATTATCCTGCGACTGCCATACCAAGTTTTGCTTTCAATTTCTTGATTTTTGTTTCATCGCTACCAAAGTACATTGTACCGTACTTGTTCTTAGTTTGCTCATCAGTGCTTGCGCCTGCTGCAAATGATACATCTGTAGTAGCAAGCTCATCAGCTTTATCTTTGATCGTGTTAAGATCGATTGCATCCATTGACAGATTTCCTTTGTAGAATCCGTAGTAAGCTCCACCACCATCTGCAGTGTTTGATTCAAGCAAGATTGCAACATCTTTTGAAACTGTATCTGCCCCGAAATCGAGGATGTCATCATCGTTTTCATAGCCGAGCGCTTTGACGTAAAGTGCTACTGGGATATCCAAGAGACCAAGATCTACTTTGACATCTCCAACCCCACGGTTGTTTACATGGTAAGCAATGTTGCTTCCAAATGTTTTTGTAGGGTCAACGGCAAGACCAGAGATTTTTGCGGTTTGAGTCGCACCTTCTCCTTTTTTACCTTGGATGATAAAGAGGTTTTCTCCCTCTGTTGGGGTTTGATTCCCATCCAAAATTCGAACTGTAAGGCTTTTAAAACCAACTGTAGCAGTTCCTTGTTTTTGTTGTGTCATATTAAATTTCCTTTCTAATAATCGTCATACAGCTTGCTCTTCCCTTTGTAAGTTCTGGCATCTGCATAGCGTTTGATTTCAGGGATCCATTCATCTAGACCCCCAGCAATTTGGTAGAATCCTTGCGATTCCATCACCTTTTCGATTAACCCTTGCAATTTTTTACATTCAATTCGGTTAATCGATTCAACGTTGATTTGATAAAGAAATGTTTTCGAAAAGCTTGTATTACTTCCCTGGTCACTTTGGATAGGTGGCCCTAGTGGGATAATAACAATACTCGTCTGATTTGTTGGTAAGGTTTCAGGACGCTCAAATGACTTGATAGTGATTTTAGAAAGTTCCTCATCGCTCATCAGAGCATCATATATTTCTGACATCTTGTCTTTAATCATCCAAGCCCTTCTCCTTTCAATTTAGTTGCTAACCTATATTTAAATTTTTCTTTGTTGGCTTCCGAAAATCTTCGAATAACACCGAATCCTCTTGGATGAGCCTTTTTGGCATATCCAAATTCATTCAAATGTTCTAACCGCCAACGTGAACCGGCACCAAAACCAAGCTTAACCATTGGTACTCCTTCAAAAGCACCCGTTACATTTCCGACTGTTGCGCTTTCAATTGTTTCTCCGGTATCTTTAAAAACTTGTAGGGCGACTTTAAAGTCTTCAAGTGTTTCAGTTGCTGCACCTTTCAAGGCTCTATTTGCAGATCTTCTCACTTTCGCATCGCCAAGCTTTGCTTCTAAATTCCGGATGACTTCATCGAAGCCTCTTAATGTAGCGCCACTACTCATTTGATCCACCAATAACAACAATTAAATAATCACGGTTGTCATAATCGGGGCGAACGTCAATGATCTGCCATTTTTTATTTTCTAATCGGTGATCATTCACTTGTACGAAATGCTTATTATCAGGTTGATAGCTTGTTAAAGGATCTCTTATTTTTAAGGTCATCTTTGCAGTCATCGATTTTCCTGTCGAAATTTCGATATCCTTTAAACTAGGTGAGTAGACTTTTGCAAATGTATAAAATACTTTTTCAAAACTCACATCCCTGCCATCTAATCCTTCAAGTACTTTTGAGTTATAAAACTCTACTGGAGTTCTTAATTCGCTTGTATTGGTTTCTGGTTTCTTGTATTTAAACTCAGGCTTATTCATCTTCCACAGCTACATCTTCGTTTGGAATTTTCGAAGCTACTAAATCATACTCTTTAACAAAATCAGGTAATTTCTTCATCAATTCGTTTTTTCGATCATCATCAACTTCAAAAATGTCTCCAACGTGTCGAACGACATTTTCTTTTAAGTCAAAGAAATCTTGGATTGTTTCTAGCACTCTTTTCCTCCTATTGGGTGGTTTTGAAGTGATAATTCAAGGAGTTCTCCTTGAAAATTTGCAAAGAAAAACTCGATCTGATCATTGTACAAATATCTTGCACGTTCCAAAACAAGCTCTTCAGTGCGAGAATCTGACAAATCAAATGCTCCTGTTAAGTCAAGAATTGCTTTTTCGGATGAAATTAACATCCTTGAAAGATTCCCGTCTTCGGCATCATGAAAGATTTTCATCCGCTCCTTGAATGCTCCCAGAAGCGGATGAAGTTGTTTAGTTTCTCCCATTCGGTGTCACCACCTATTATTTAATTTTCAATACCCAGACAGCAGCAGTCTTTTCATCGTGAGCCTTACCATAAGCGAATTGCTTAGCAGTGTAGAGGTTCAAGTCTTCGAGGGCATAAGTCTCAGTAAAGCGACCAAACTCGATTCCACCACCTACGAATGCATCATAGCGACCTTTGACGAATGTAGTCACTTTACCGGCAGTTTGAGCAACTGACTCAACTAAGATCAAGTTGTACGGCATTGCAGTCACATACGTTCCTTGAGCGTTCAAGGAAGTGTATTGTTTTTTGACATCCCATGCATCCGTTGGGTTGACTACCATCACGACATTTCCTTCAACTGCCACTGGATTTCCGTCAGACTTAACAGAGTGATGTTTGTACACCGCAGTCAACTCTTTGACAACAGTTGCAGAGTCAGCAAATGTAAGGTTCGCAGTTTGGGCCTCTTTTTCTGCAAAAGTTGTTTTATTGCCAGCCGCAGTTCCAGTGAGGGTACGAGAAAGACCGATAGGCTTGCCGTCTCCGTCACCGTTCAAGAAGGCTGCTTCCAAAGCGGCAGCGAACGCTTCTGTGATTTGAGCAGAAACGAATGATTGCAACCAAGCAGGACCAAATTTTTCAGAGTCTTTAGGAATTACTACAAATGCAGTCAACTTGTTTTGAATAGCTTCTTCTTCGTTGAAGGCTTGTTTCAATTGACCTTGGATTTCCCCATTGATCTTGCCCCAAACAGCTTCACCAGTTTGAGTTGATTTGAGGAATTTAAGGCGGATGCCAGCATTGCGCAATCCAATGTGTTGCAAGAGTGGGCGAGATTTTACCATATCGTCAAAGATACGGTCAATGGTTTCTTGTGGGAATAGTTTTTCTACTCCTACAGGAGCAGTTTTGTCGATGTCGTTGAAGAATTCACGAGCTTCGGCAGTCAATTTAGCATCATAAGGATTCATTGCTGAAACTTCCTCATGAGCGGCATTGCGAGCTTGCTCCATCATTTCGTTTGTCATCGACTCGATCATTTCATTGTAAAGTTTCGCTTGCTCTTCTTGAGGCGCACCATTTGCCACTGCGTTCAAAAAGTTCTGACGAATTTCGTTGAATTTGTTTGATAATTTCATTGTCATTATTATTTTTCCTTTCTAAAATGCAAAAAGACCGAACCCTTTAGGTACAGCCTTGTTTGTGTTATTTTCTGGACTTTCTGGAAGGGTGAATCTTTTCTGTACAAATTCACTATTTTCAAAAGTCTCTTTTGCAATCTGTCGAGCTTCTAACTTATTAGCTACCAGCTCAGCGATTTTATCGACATCTGGAGTCATTGCTGACTTCATCTTGTCGATAAAATCATGTGGGATCATTGGAGTTTCGCTTGCAGCAAACGTAGGAGCAATCTCTCCAGCAAACATGATTCTGTCAGCAAATCCTTGATTTACTGCTGATTCAGCATCGAACCAGGTAGTCTTGTTCATAAGATTCAACAAATCATCCAATGCTTTTCCAGTCTTATCAACGTAAGCATTTGCGATTGACTTGTTGAAACCTTCAAGCACTCCAGCTTCGTGAAGTAGAGTGTTGTGGTCTCCGTCAACTCGTGATGACACGTTGTGGATCATGATTTGAGCAGTAGGACTAATTTCTACGACATCACCAGCCATTGCGATAACGCTCGCTGCGCTTGCAGCAATGCCCACGATTTTAACAACTACTTTCCCTGAGTAGGCCCGTAATGCAGTATAGATTTCGCTACCTGCATATACATCTCCTCCCCCCGAATTGATGTGAACTTCGATGTCCTCACCAGTTTCCGGAAGTACTACATTTTTAGGAGCGGTACAGTCCCAACCAAACCAATCATAAAGCCAAGCATCATCGTTTGACACGATTGTTCCTTTAATCGGAATCACTTTCATCTTCTTTCTCACCTCCCTTCTCTACATCCTCACCAAGTTGATAGTTCTTAGTGATCAGAGGCTTGTCGCCCCACGGTACAGCTTCAAGACCAAGTTCCTCACGGACTTCATTGATAAGCATGGATCCTGAAGAAATTAGCTTGTCAATACTTTGAGCAAGCGAGAATTTGTCTCTTTGTCCTTCACCAACAATGACAAGACGCTTATTGTCTTTGTACTCGCTTTTACTTAGTAAAGCAAAGTTCAGACCATCGCTCATTTTCTTCACAAGCGACTGGTAGCAATAGCTATTAAACATCTTCTGACTATTTTCCAGGTTTGCCATATCCCCATGCATCAGCGCAGTTGGGATTCCTAAGATGTCAGCTACCTCATCATCGAATTGCCTACGGAGCTTTTTGAGCTCATCTACAGACAAATTCGATGTACCTGTAGTATTTGTTAGCTCAGAGTATTCCATTCCCTCTTGAGCTGGGACAATCGCTACTGTCTTGGTTGTAAATGATTTAAAGAGACCATCTGCATATCGTTGCATCTTTTCACGTTTTGATTCGTCAAAACTTGCATTCGTTCTAGTGCTGAGTACTCCACGAATTTGATTATTCCGTGCAAGTGCTTCAACCAGTCGAGTGTGTAGTTTTTCATAATCATTGAAGAGTTGAGTGAAATATTCTTGAAGACGATTGTTGTTGTATTGCAAGAAAATGACTTCATTCATCTTGAATGGTTTCTGGAAAGTATAGTTTTGACAACTCACAGAAGTGAATGTGTCATCAAACACAGCATATTTCTGTCTGATGTATGAGTCGGCAATCAATAACTGATCATCATTCGACAAGAAAATTAGTACTTCGTTCTTGGTCAATAAGCGATAAACTGCCTTTTGCCAAAACTCAGAAGCTGATTCATTTTTATTGGGCCTTACATTTAGCAGATAATCCCAATCAGTAGCCTTCTTTTTCCCGTTATCGATGAATTTAAACTCAGATCTCGCAAAGATGCGGGCCACAAACTCAGCAGCCTTGTCAATTGACAAGCTCTTTAGTTGCAGATTTCCAAAGATCCGTTCTAGTTCGTCAAACTCAAAGCTTGGTTCCGGAACTTCTCGCTTGAATAAATTTAGCCATCCCAAGGCACCTCCTCCTTTCTAAAATTTTATGCCTACCACCCACCCGGATATTTTTTATCGTTTAAAGAAAGACTTTTTGGAGCGTTTGAGTTCCTTCTTGATTGATTCAAACTCTTTATTTGTTTGTTCGACATTTTGACCGCAAATATCTTCATGTCGTTTCACGGACTGGCTCAAAGTATTCAATTCAACACTGATTGAACTAATCTTGTTCAATAGTTCCATGTTTTCTTTGCTTACTACAGCAAGCTCGCATTCAAGGCCTTGGATCTTGTGTTCGAGTTGTTGTTTCTTCTTCATTCGTTTGTTCATTTTGTTGTCCTTTCTAAAATTCCCAATCTTCGATCACATCAAGAAAGTCTCCAACAGTACTCTCCTGAATGATTTCTCTCTTGTAGAGAGCAGCAATAAAGGCATGGAATCCGTCAGTTTTTCGCCTCAACGGTTCCTTTTTCAAAAATCTCTTGTTTCCGTCTTTGTCTTCTTTGACAAAGGTATTATCGGTATACCAGAGCATTGATTTGTCGTTTTCAAAAATGAATCTTTCATTCGCAAATCCATCTTCAATGATTGGAGCTACCTTCGACTGTATCGCTCCTGGATTTCGCAAGAATTCATACTCAAAATCAGCTTCTTCCAGCAATGGTTTTAGCAAGTCCATTCGAAATCCGTCTGCGCAGACAATTTCGATATTGTACAGCTTGCGCCACTGGATCAATTTATCAACAAGTAATCTTGGATCTATACTTGGACCGTCTACGATAGTGAAGAGCCCTTGCTCCTGCCATTCACGGATTGGAGCTTTGATTTTAAACATATCCAAAAATTGCTTTCTAGCAAAACTGTGTTGCTTCCAGATAAATTCATCACCGTTTTTAAAGAGTAGACCAACGCTGGCAAAGTCTCTGATGCTTGCGTAGTCGAAACCAGCGACACAAGATCTTCCTGAGAGATCTATGCCAGGGCTTCTCAATGCAGCCATTAACTTTTCACGAGTGGTCACATCTTTTTCGATGTCGGCTTCTGGCAGATTCATCCGCTTTGTCATAAATTCTTGTCTGCCTGATGGTTCTAATTCTAAGTCATCATAGTCAGCTTTCGTTCTAGCTAATAGACGTTTGGCATAAGGTGTTGTCTCATCCAGCATTGGATTCGCTTTTGGCCAATTAGTCATATCGTCCACTTCTTCCGGATCATCTAACTTGCAGATAAAAGGGAATAGGCGGAACTCGTCAAGCTCGCCATTCAAGATCTTCATAGATTTTTCAATCATCTTGTCGTAAAACCCTTCACGAACGTGTCCATTTGTACCGTTGTAAAAGGTTCGAGCATGGGCAATCTTACCAAGTCCTGATCGCTGGATTTTAACAGCAGAGTCATTTTCAAACTGGTGAATTTCATCGAATTCAAGGCAGCCATCACGAGCCGAGTCCATTGTCTTTGGGTTGTTTGTCCGATAAGAAAAGACCGAGTTATTCCCTCGGCCTGTAATAGACATCTTTGTCAAATAGTAATGGTCTTCCAATCCTCTTCGCTGGACAGTCTCATAAACTTCCTCAAACGAGACCTTGCTTTGCTTCTCAGAGTTAGCTGTGATAGTCACATCGTAATCTCTGACAGGATAGAGAGGACTGATGAAGAATGCGTCCCGGCTGGACATAAAACCATTCTTTCCTCCCCCACGAGCAAGGGTCAGCAATATTTCATCAAATTGAGGTTCGCCATCTTCTTTCCGAAAAAGAAAGATAAATGGCGTGATGAACTTTTGATACTTAGCCAGTGGAAAGAAATTCTTCTCGGTGAACTGGATATATTTCTCAATCAAATCATTGTCAAAATATAAATCATCCCTCGGATAGATTTTTTCCTTGATGATTTTGAATAAGAGTGAGCGTTCTTTGTTGACTTTGATTTTTCCTGATTCGGCAAGTTCGATGTATTCATCAATCAGAG